AACCTGTCTGTCTAATCACAACGTTAGTAATGATCATATAAATTATGTGATCAGTAAGTTCGAAGTCTTAGGTACCACAAGGGGTCTAGCATATGCAATCATGTACTTTAAAAGAACACGATTACATTATACTAGATACCTCTCTGGTCACCCACTTCTCGAGAAAACTGTAGTAAAGATAAACTCTAAAGGTATTCCTTCGTGAATAGCACCCTTAAATCCTGAGGACACAAGTCCTGAGAATATAAGAGGTATACTAACACTATTGACTATCTCTAGATGTTTTACCTTACCATCTGTTCTCGAATCTGAGACGATTGAGAGGACATGGGGTGGCTCCCTACCGCACGTTACGGAAGGGCAACACCGACATATCATCAATAGTCTTGGACTAAAGAAGTGATCTTGAGATTGAGATAAATTTCATTATTCTACTAAGTCGGGTCCGAACGGTCAAGCCTTGATGACCGCACTTGAAGATTTAAGGTTATTACCCGAAAATATTCGGGATAGCCTTACTTTACTTGGAGGTAGGTACCTCCGAGATATCTTCAAGGCGCTGATCAAGTCAAGAGTCCGTCCAGACCTAACTGTGATAGATTGATGGAATCAATCTTTCAAGATTAAAACTAAGAACCGTGTACGAGCGTTGGCCCACTTTCCTGATAAGGAAGGGAAGACAAGGGTAATCGCTATACTAGATTATTGGAGTCAAACTGTACTTAAACCATTCCATGACCACCTTAACGGTGTTCTTAGAAGGTTAGATACAGATTGTACCTTTAACCAGTCGCGATTCCTTGAAATCCTTCGAGATCAAGAAGTGTTCTACTCTCTAGACTTAACGGCAGCAACGGATCGAATGCCTCTCGCTCTTCAGCGAAAGGTGTTAGAATCGTTTCTACCGGCCGAGAAAGTAGACGCTTGAGCGAATCTCCTAGTTGGGATGGGGTACAACCATAAGGGCCGGGATTATAAATATAATACCGGCCAACCTATGGGTGCCTATTCATCTTGACCCGTAATGGCTATAACACATCACTACCTTGTAAGGTTAGCAGCCTTGCGGTGTAATAAATTACACTTCAAGAGCTACGCCATACTTGGTGATGATATTGTTATATCACACGGTGAGGTAGC